ATGATCGAAAACGTCATCCGTTTCGGCACCATCGCCGAAACCCAGATGAAGCCGCCGCGCGTGCGTGTCAAAACCGGTTCACTGGTCACCGGCTGGCTCCCCTGGCTCGCCCTGCGCGCAGGCTCGGACATCGATTGGGACCCTCCGACAGTCAACGAACAAGTCATCCTGCTCAGCCCCTCCGGCCAATTAGCCAACGCCATCGCCATCACCGGTATCTACAGCGATGCCATCCCGGCCAACGGCGACCGCGCCGGCCTGCATCGCCGCACCTACCGCGATGGCGCAGTCATCGAGTACGACAGTGTTGCCCATCAACTGCGGGCGCAACTTCCCGAAGGTGGCACCACCGAGCTGATCAGCAGCGGCGGCATTCATCTGGTCGGCTCGGTCACCCACGAAGGCGATTACACCCAACGCGGCAATTTCACCCAAACCGGCGATCAGGCCGTGACCGGCAGCGTCACGGCTTCGGGTGATGTCATCGCAGCCGGTATCAGCCTGGTCAAGCATCCGCACCTCGGCAACCTCGGCGCGCCGACGAGCCCGCCGCAATGAACCGGCATACAGGCGGCGCAATGAGCACGCGCGAGAACATTGGCCAGTCCATTACCGATGTGCTGACCACTCGCATCGGCACCCGCATCATGCGTCGTGAATACGGCAGTCTGGTTCCTGATTTGATCGATGAGCCGTTCAACGATGTCACCCGGCTGCGCGTCTATGCCGCAACGGCCCTGGCTGTAATGCGCTGGGAGCCTCGCGTTCGCTTGAGCCATGTGCATCTGCTGGGCGCAGAACTGCAAGGGCGGGCAGTGCTCGACTTGCATGGCAGCCTGATCGACACCCATGAACCGCTGAGCCTGAGCATTCCTCTGCAACTGGGGGGCAGCGTTTGAGTACCTTTGCCGCCATCGACCTCAGCCAGTTGCCGCCGCCCCAAGTGGTCGAGCAACTGGACTACGAGCAGATCCTGAACGAGCGCAAAGCCTACGCCATCAGCCTTTGGCCGGAGGACGAACAGCAGGAGATTGCCGCACGCCTGGCGCTGGAGTCCGAGCCATTGAGCAAGCTGCTGCAGGAGAACGCCTATCGCGAACTCGTCTGGCGTCAGCGCGTCAACGAGGCAGCCCTCGCGAACCTGCTATCCAGCGCCGAACGCTCAGACCTGGAACAACTGGCGGCCAACTTCAATGTCAGGCGCCTGGTCATTCAGCAGGGCAACCCCAAGGCATCACCGCCCGTGCCGCGCACCATGGAAAGTGACGAAAGCCTGCGCGAGCGCTCGCAAATGGCCTGGGAGGGCTTGAGCACGGCCGGCCCACGTAACAGCTACATCTTTCATGCCCGCGGTGCTGATGGCCGTGTGGCCGATGCCACAGCCGACAGCCCCGCCCCTGCCCAAGTGCTGATCACCGTGCAGTCGGTAACTGGGGACGGCAGCAGCCCGGCCGATCTGCTCGAGGTGGTCGCGCGCTACCTGAGCGACGAAGACCGGCGCCCCGTCGCCGATCGCCTGACCGTGCGCAGCGCCGTGGTGTTGCCTTATCAGGTCAAGGCCACCCTGCATCTGGTCACCATCGGCCCGGAGTCAGAACCGATCCTGGCCGCCGCCGAAAAGCGCCTGCTTGCCTATGTGCATCAGCGCAGGCGGCTGGGAGTGGAAGTTTCCGAATCAGCCCTGCATGCCGCCTTGCACATTGAAGGCGTGCGCAAGGTCGTGCTCGAGGGCTGGCGCGACATCAAACCCAGCCTGCAGCAAGCGCCTTACTGTACCGGGATCGATCTGTCATTAGGGGCGCACTGATGCGGCTGCTACCTGGCAATGCGACAACACTGGAAGTCCTGGCCGCCCAAGCCCTGGCTCAGATCCAGCGCACGCCCATTCCTTTACGCCAGCTGTGCAATCCGGACACTTGCCCCGTCGCCCTGCTGCCTTACCTGGCCTGGGCCTTCTCGGTAGACCGCTGGGACAGCCGCTGGCCCGAGTCCGCCAAGCGCTCGGCCATTCGTTCGGCGCACTTCGTTCACTCCCACAAAGGCACCATTGGCGCATTACGCCGGGTCGTCGAACCCTTGGGCTTCTTGATTGAGGTCCGGGAATGGTGGGAAGAAACGCCGCCAGCGACACCCGGCACCTTCCTGCTCACCGTGGGTGTGCTGGATTCCGGCATTACCGAAGAGATGTACCACGAACTGACCTGGCTCATTGATGACGCCAAACCCTTGAGCCGTCACCTGACCGGGCTGGCTATCAGCCTGGAGACCAGCGGCCAGATCCATATCGGCGCCGGGCTATACGAAGGCGACCAGACCGACGTTTACCCGCCCCCGCAGCGCGACATTGAAATCACCGGCCACTTGGGCATCACCGGCCGCGAACACAGCATCGACACTCTGGACGTTTACCCATGATTGATCGCAACTCGCAATTTCTCGCCATCCTCACGGCAGTCGGTGAGGCCAAGCAGGCCAACGCCGACGCCCTGGGCATCCCGTGGCTGATCACCCATATGGCGGTGGGTGATGCCAACGGTGCCGACCCTATCCCTGATCGCCTCCAAACTGCGTTGATCCATGAATGCCGCCGTGCCCCACTCAACCAGTTAACCAATGACGACAAGAACCCCGGCCTGCTGATCGCTGAACAGGTCATTCCGGCCGACGTCGGCGGCTGGTGGGTGCGGGAAGTTGGTTTGTACGACGCGGACGGCGACCTGGTGGCTGTATCGAACTGCGCACCCAGTTACAAGCCTCTGCTGAGCCAGGGCTCCGGCAGAACGCAGGTTGTACGCATGACCTTCATCATCAGCAGCACGGCCAATGTGGTGCTCAAGATCGACCCAAGCGTAGTGCTAGCGACACGGGCCTTTGTAGATGACTGCATCCACAGCGTGCTGCCACCGACTAGAAAGGCTGACACCTACACCAAAGTCACCGTGGACAAACGCGGCGTGGTCATCAAGGGAGAGAGCCCTAACACCCTGGACGGCTATAACATCGGTACAGCCAGCCAGATAGAAGCCGAAACAACACAGCTGCAGGACAACAGTAAGCCTATGACGGCCCTGCGCGTCTGGCAGGCCATCGCGAAAGCCATTCCCCAAGCTACGGAAGCGGTTATAGGTCGCGTAAAGATTGCCACGCAAGCCCAGGTCAACACCGGCACAGACGACAAAAGCACAGTCACCCCGAAAAAACTGCGTATGGGCTTTCGCTTCCTCAAAGACCGCAATGGCTATATTGCCTTTCCCGACTGGTTAGGCGGCTTCATTATCCAATGGGGCACTACAGGCCCCTACTTGGAATTTATAGTTGGGGAAGTCGAGGTACAAATCGCCTACCCCATCTCATTTCCCGGCTCGGCCTTGATGGCTGTCATCGGGCACGCCGGAACGGCAAAACCGCTGACCAGTGGCGCAGCTATAAGCGGCTACGAAAGGTCGGGGTTGAGCGCATGGCTGGAAAACTCCCATGCCGGACAAGGCGTGACTGTCAGATGGTTGGCCGTAGGGTATTGATATGAAGAAGTACATCATTTTCGACGACAGCGGTGTCCTGCATGGCCGCTTGATTGAAGGCATGCACAAGATACCGGCCCACGCGGTCCATGTGCCCGATGACATTTGGCACCGCACCATTCAAGAAACCGCACAGCAATGGATCATTGATGCCCATGGCGTCATCGGTCAGCGGCCACACCCGCTGCCCGCAACGGTCAGTGAATAGCTGGAGCGCCCAGGTTTACCAACATGCAAGACATCCGCTGCGGCCACTGCGCCCGCAAACTCGCCGCCGCGAGTGGCTTTTTTGAGCTGCAAATCAAGTGCCCGCGCTGCCGGACACTCAATCACCTGAAGGCCCCGAGCCTCCTGCCAGAACGCCGTGAGCATCCACCCACCGGAATACCTGGATGCCCACCATTGGAAGCCTGTTCGCAGGCATAGGAGGTTTTGATGTCGGATTCGAAAATGCTGGCTACCGCACCGCCTGGCAAGTTGAACTCAACCCCGTTAACCGGGCTGTCCTTGCCGATCGATTTCCACACGCCCAACAGTTCGAAGACGTGCGCCACTGCGGCGCGCACAACCTGTGCCCAGTCGATGTCCTCACCGCCGGCTTTCCCTGCCAGGACATCAGCATCGCCGGCAAAAATCCCATCGGCCTGCGCGGCGAACGCAGCGGATTATTCTGGGAAGTCATACGCATCCTCAAAGAAATACAACCCCGCTGGGTGGTGCTTGAGAATGTCGTTAACCTGCTCGCTATCAACGATAGCCAAGACTTTGAAACAGTCATCCGGGCCCTTGCGCAATGCGGGTATGTGGGACTCTGGCGAGTGCTTAATGCTCAGTATTTCGGAGTCCCCCAGCAACGTCGCCGCCTATTCCTGGTCGCAGGTCTTGGACGCATGCCCCCCATGGAGCTGCTGGCTGACACCGCGCCAGTGGACGCAATACCTCCAGCGTCTGGCGCGATCCAGTGGCCACTGCCAGCGGATGCCTGGGCTGCCAATACTTTGCTGGCAAACAAGGCCGGATCACAGATCACTCTGGGCTGTACCACTTTCGTCGCTGAGCCGCACGCATGGGATCAGATGGTTGAGCGGCAGCGAACGTCTGAAGATGATGGGCTTTGCCTCGGACTGGATGCGGCCAACCTTGCGGAGGCTTTCGCTGCCGGAAACGCCGTTGTGCCGCAGGTCGCGGAGTGGGTTGGGCGCAAGCTTATGACTGCTTGTGGACAGAACGTCTAGTGGCCAGGTGTGTTGTTTTGCTGCCAAAACCTAGCATTTCTGACAGTAGTCGAATCGGGATAGTAGAGCGAACATTAGTGCTCCGTTATAACCGCTGTAATAGAGAGGTGTGCCATGGCAAGGTCGCGAGATGACGTGTTTGATGAGCTTAAGCAAATTATTTACTTGGAGGTTTATTATGTCGATGATTTGAGGCAGGCGGACGCTCGAAGTATCAGAGACTCACTTACCGAAAAAACAAAGTTTTCTGATTTGAGCGCCAGACCAAATTTCCTGGATGGAGTTTTGGACAAAATGCTGGATGCTCAATATCTGGACGAAGATGCCGTAGTTGAGAAGGCGGATACCATCGGTGGGCTCATCGACAATCTTTTAAAGGTTTCAGGATAGTCAATGCGTGGGCCGAAATGAGCGAAATCAGCTCATATCGGCCTGTGTCTAAGAATGATGTTCGCCAGCAACCTCTCAGCAACGTATTCGCTTACTTCTGGTCGCCGGTTATCGATACCTCCCCCTGCACGCAACTGCAAGCGACGCCGCGCCAGTGAACACATTACCTCCAGCGTCTGGCGCGATCCAGTGGCCACTGCCAGCGGATGCCTGGGCTGCCAATACTTTGCTGGCAAACAAGGCCGGATCACAGATCACTCTGGGCTGTACCACTTTCGTCGCTGAACCGGACGCATGGGATCAGATGGCTGAGCGGCAGCGAGCGTCTGAAGATGATGGGCTTTGCCTCGGGCTGGATGCGGCCAACCTTGCGGAGGCTTTCGCTGCCGAAAACGCCGTTGTGCCGCAGATTGCGGAGTGGGTTGCACAGAAACTCATAAGTTTAAGATGAGAGAGCTGACTATCGTTTCGTATCATGATACCGTAGAACCATATAATTGAACGCGATTTTATACACAGATTGTTACACAATTCTATGACGAGGGACACTTAATGGCTGCATTATTGGACCGTGCTGACCAAGCGATCTCAGTGACAGCAATGGTCAGAGGCTTCAGCGCAAAGCTTAAAGAGGTATCCAGCAGAGCCACTGAGCGGCTGGTAATTTTCAAAGACAACGAACCTGCTGCAGTCATCATCAACGTTCAGGCCTATCAGGAAATGCTCGACGAGCTGGAAAACCTGAGAGTTGAAGCCACCGCACGCGAGAGACTGATCGGGTTTGATGAAGCAGAGGCCATTTCGCATGACGATATGGTGGCCCGGTACGCCAGCAAGGACTAATGAGGGGGATGAATGGTCTGGAACGTAATTTATCATCCAGAGGTCAAGGACGATCTTGATCAGCTGGGGTCAGCGGTTGCTATTCGAATCCTTACTGTTATCAAGGAGCGGATTGCCAACGGCGAACCTGGCAAAAGCGGCAAACCATTACGCGGCACCCTTGCAGGCTGTAGAAGAATCAGAACCGGCGACACGCGTATCGTCTATCGCGTCAACGGCGAGAAAATTCAGGTCCTGATCATCGCAGTTGGGGCCAGGCGTGACAAAGAAGTGTACGACGCAGCAGAAGACCGGGTTTAAAGTGGTGCTCCAGCGGACTGACTGGAGCGTCAACCTAATCGATTGCGGGAGCAGCCCATGACCACCTCCGAACTCGAAAATATCCATGTCGAAATTTCAAAGCTGATGGCCGAAACCAGCAGGTTGAACACCGAGACCGGGAAACTCGATTCTGCGGTGGGCAAAATCAATTTCGAAAATTTTTGGTATCCAATGACCGCAGCAGTCGGCCTCATTGCTACCGTCACGAGTGTCACCACGCTGCTTAGCAAATTCGTTTAGCGTGAAGAGCCCTGTCCGGAACTTGTAAGCCCGCCAGTTACAGCCGCCCCCTCTCGCCTCAACCAGCCTACGCGCGGCAACCTGTGCAGCATCACCACCCACTGCACAGGCAAACCCCATGGCCGACTATCTCCACGGCGTGCGGGTCCTTGAAATCAACGAGGGCTCGCGGCCGATCCGTACCGTTTCAACCGCCGTTATCGGCATGGTCTGTACCGCCGATGATGCCGACCCCAAAGCCTTCCCCCTGGATACGCCCGTACTGCTCACCAACGTGCAGACCGCCATCGCCAAAGCTGGCACCAAGGGCACTCTGGCGGCCAGCCTGCAAGCAATTGCCGACCAGACCAAACCGTTCACCATTGTTGTGCGCGTCAAGGAAGGTGAGGACGAAGACGAGACCACCAGTGCGCTGATCGGCGGCACCTCGGCCACCGGTCAATACACTGGCATGAAAGCCCTGCTCGCCGCCAAATCCCGACTGGGCATGGTGCCGCGTATCCTCGGCGTGCCGGGGCTGGATAATCAGGCCGTCGCCTCGGCACTGGTAGCCATCGCGCAGCAGCTGCGAGCCTTTGCCTATGTGAGTGCATGGGACTGCCAGACCAAGGAAGAGGCCGTCGCCTATCGCAAACATTTCGGCGCCCGGGAAGCCATGGTGATCTGGCCGGAGTTTCAGAATTGGAGCACTGCCA